CCAGAACCTTGTACGTGTTCAACACTGTTATAAAATAATCTTTGTGTATGTGTTATTAACGGAACTACCACATCGTTGCTTGCAGGATCAAGCAAAAGTGCTGCTTTGATATTTGCAGGTGCAAATGTTTTATTGTTGCTGTTTAGTGCTGTAAGTGCATTTAACTTATCGTCTCCAAACAAATCTTTAATGTTTACTGTGTCATCAAAAAAAGTGACGTTGTATTGTTCTGGCTTGTTATTTGCAAGTGTTACGCCATTTAATTTTATTTGACCTGTTTTGAATGGCAAGTAATCTAACTCAATAATAGCATTTTTACTAAACCTAGCGTCAAAGCCATCGACAATATCAAACTCGTAATAGTGTTTAAATATCTTGTTGTTTGTTTTTGTAGCAGGTAAATTAAATGTTTGTGTAAATGCTAGAAATACTTTATCTAATTCTTGCACTTGTTTTATAGATTGATTTAGCGTTACGCTTTCGTCTTGAAACATATCAACTCTAGTACCCTCTATATATAGTTGTATATTAAACATTATCTAATATCATTTATTTTGTTTGATGCAAAACTTAAATCTATTGTGTAGTTTGTTAATCTATCATTTACAGATGTTTTAAATGTTAAGCTGTTTGTATCTAAAACAACAGGCCTTACATTTGTGCCATCGTCCAAGTAAACTTGCTCACTTAATAAAAGCTGTCTTATAACTTCATTAAAACTTTCGTCAATATATCCTGTATTTACAGTAATCTTTTCTTGGCCTTGCATCTGAAACTGTCTTGTCTGATGTTTTTCTGTGTTATATCTTGGTGTGCTAGAAAGATCAATAATATTCTTTTGATATGTCTTTGATGTTGTTGTCAATGATTCTGTGCTTTTTTTATTAAAAGGCATTTGCTGTAACGCACCAAATTTATTATAGAAAACTAAATTTATATATGTATATCTTGGCTCGCATATTTCTTCTAGTGTTATTGTTTGACTTTGTGCGTAACCTGACTTACTTGTTGAAACAGTTATAGTGTCGCCAGAAACCAAAGTATCTGTAGGCGTAACTCTAATATATATAATTTTATCTGTGCTATTTGTACTGTCGCTTACTGTAATATCACTAAAGGCTGTATTCCATTCTCCCGTTGCAAGATTCCAAAACTCATCTGATTCATTCCATTTTACGCTAGATCTTGGCGTAGTAAAAGATACTGTGCCCTCTGCTTCTGCAAATATTGGAAACACAATATCACGGCCTTTTTTAAAATGTATTATAGTATTACTTTGTAAATATTGAGGCGTAAAATTATTTGTATCTGGCACGCTATAATTTTCTCCGCTTGCAAATATATCTGCTGCAACTCCTAGTTGAGTGTTGCTATCTATTGCTGTTATTGTAGTGCTTGTACTGTCTGTTGTATTGTTGACAGTATCTCCTACTTGTACAGTAGACAAAAATGTAGCTGCACTATGTATTAATTTAAAAGACGCAGCACTTGTCGTGGTGCCTGTTGTTTTTGTTACTGCTGGGTTTACATTCGTTCTTGGATTTACTCCGTCTTCAAAATATGCGTAACCATCAAAAGCAAGAAAATCTAAGTTTGATGTCTCACTTCCTGACGTTTTTGTAAGTGTAATATCTGCTTCTACCCAGACACCATCGTCTGACGTTGATCCGTATTCAGTGACTAAATAATCTCTTATTAGTTCTGATATTTCATAGACTACAAAATTGTTTGATCCTATGATGTTTTTTGATATTGTATATGTTGCTGAACTAGGTTTGTCTGTTGTAAAAGTACCAGCATATATGAAAAGGGCCATTGAGGTTGAGCTCAATGTTCCTGACGATGGCGACACCTTTATAAAATATGGGCTTCTTGCGTTTATTATTGTACTCATTCTTTATTTTTTTATAGTTGTAGGATTTCATCTATGTCTGTCGCATATGCTTCTATTATACGATCTTCAAAATCTTTAAGTGCTTTATTAAATGGCTTAGTGAAAAACATACTAGGTTTTATGCCATAGTTTTTTATTATGTTAGCTATAGCATATCCAGATTGTTTATAGCTTAAAAATCTGCCTTTCTTATCTCTTCTTTGTATTCCTCTTGCTGCAGCCCAAGCACTGAATATGCCTGTTTTTTTTTCTAAGCCTACAAGGTTGCTTAATCTAGTATATCTATACCCTGCAAGAGATTTGCCTCCTTTTACACCTTTAACACCTTTGTCCTGAAACTCAGCATAGTCTTCCATATTGAATATTATGTTGATTTTTTTTTCGTCAACATATGGCGTAAAAGTTATGCTATCGTATAATTTATTTGTTACATTTTTCTTTTGTCTTGTCAAGTTTGACCTTGATTGTTGGACAACGTATTTGCCAAACTGATTCAATATTTCATATGTGTTTTTAAATTCCATCAGCAAACACTTAAATCGTTTTCAATTATTATGTCCATAGTAGTAGCCCAGCCTATTAGTTCGTTTTCAAATCTTTCATAAAAAGGCTCACATATTGGGTCTTCTTCAAGTTGATATTTAGTTTGATATAGAGTCCCTCTTTTTAAAAGCTGTATAAGTCTGTTTATGACAGCAAGCTGTGTATTTAAAATATCGTGTTCGTTGTCGTTACCAGTAAATATATCTGTACTGTTATCTTTATTAACATCAAGTATGTCCATTGTCAAAACAGTAATATTGAAAACTAATGTTTGTTCTCTTGTAGTAACACTATTTATTAAAATGTGTGCTAAGGGAAACATTGTTTGCTTTGCAAGATCAAGCTTTGTTATGTCGCCTGTCGTTACAGTGTTTATGTTTGCATCGTTTAGCAAATTATCTTTTATTGTTTGTGTCAGTTGGTAAAACCCTCTTACTCCTTGATTACTCATTTCATTCTACTTTTAATTTGTCTTGCTTCTGCTTCTGCTTTATCTTTCATAAATGCTAACATATAAAAACATTCGTGTACGCCTAGTTTAGTGATATGTTCAACCCTTGTAATATCCCCTTTAGCGAGTGCGTAAATTGACTGATACCATCCCCATTTACTAGCAAACTGTCCTGTAGCAGTGAGCTCTTGTCCTCCGTCTGTTCCAAATAATTCATCATAGTTTTCGACAAGTCGATCCCTAAATGATAAAAAAAAAGTATGCTTCCGAACACTGCGTCCATTGGCATATTTTTCATTTTACTCTGGTCTTCTGCTGTATAGTCCTCTATAAGATATTTTTCTTTATATCTACCTTGCAAGGGCCTATATAATACACTCATTGCATATTCCATCTTTTGCCAGTCTCTTAAGTATGTATCTAAGTCTACGTATTCGCCTAATGTAATTTTTTCTAAGTTTGGTATAAAGCCGTATACTTGGCCGTCCATTTCAAAAGTTCTGACAAGATCTGGTTTTTGTTCTAGCATATTTGTTATAATGTCTGTAATTACTGTAACATCATTTAATTTTATTTTCATGACGTCTTGCAAATCCACTTGACAGAATATTTCAATAAGCTTCATAGCTAGCAATTTTTCGTCTTGACTCTCTTCTTGTATTTTAAGAAACTTTTGATATTGCCATAATTTAATTTCTGACAATCGATTGGGAACTATTATTTTAGCTTTCATATATATATATCGAAATTTATATACGATTTTAGACAAAAAAAAGGAGGCCCTTTTGAGACCTCCTATCAACCAATTAATTATTATAGATTAAACAACAACTAATGAAAAAATGGGTTAAATTAATTGGATGCTAAATATTATAGTGAAGAGTAAAGCACACATATAAACAAATGTCTTTACAAACAGATCACTAAGTATTATTTTTTTTAGTAGCTTTTTCATATTGTTTTGTTTTATACTACAATATACAATTTGTTTTTGATATACACAAATGTTAATTACTTTTTTTATTGTATTGTATATTTACCTCTGTTAGGGTTTTCTAATTGCATAAGCAAAGCGTATCGAGCTGCGTCTATACAGTCAGGATGCGCACCTGTTGGTTTCTGTACATTATTACCCTCTTTGTCTTTGGCCCATACATAACCTTGTAATTCTTTAATTAAGTTTTTTGATCTTGATGTTACGTATATCTCGTTTTGGTTTATAAGGTTAATTGAATATATCACGCTATCTCTTCCTTTAGTAACGGGGAAAATTTTGTGCCCATAACTACGGATTTCATTTATTGATTTTGGTTCTGCACTATCGGCAAATATGTTTTCTAATACACGATTCTCTGTTAAGAATAAACTAATATCTCTATTCAGCATACCTTTTCTGTAGAGCATTTCATCAAAGATATATGCATTGTTCCATTTATATAATCTTATGTAAGTTGTCGGGTCTACACTGTATCCAAAGTCTAGGCCTGCACATAATAGTCTAGCATCTTCTGGTAGTTTGTCTATGCTTTTCCAGTCTGGTATACATACACCCTCTAAACTTCCTATTTCTCCAAGCCCGTATACTTTCCACCAGTTTGACCAATATGTAGATGTCTTGGCTTTTACTCTAGCTTTCTCTATTTCTTTTACTATGCTTTCTGATAAGCTCTCATTGTCTTTATATGTAAGAGTTATAAAGTCCGTATCAGGTTGACCTATCAATTCTTTATCTACCCAAAACAAACTCGTAGGATTATAATCAAGCCACATATTGCCAGATGTTCTTACATTAAGGTTTTGATAACTTTCAAAGTCTATATTATTGCACTCATTGATAAAACAGTCTGTTCTACGTGAACCACGTAACCTGTCAGGCTGATCCGTAGAAAAAAAAGAAATATAACTACCATTTGCAAATTCATACTTTAGAGTCGATTTGTTGAACTTTCTTTCGCTATACCTATTGGTTAGCTTCATTATTTGTAGAAAGTCTCTTAGAGCGCCTCTACGCAAGTGAGGAATGCTCTCTGCTACAACGCTTATTTCTTTGTTTGAATTTTTAATTGCATAGTCAATCAAGATCATAAGAATAGCAACAGTTTTGCCTGCTGATGTTCCGCCTCTAATTATGCGTATTCTTTTGTCTAATTTTCTAAGACGCTTGACTGCTTTTGTTTGCGTAAACATTAATCAACAAATAAAGGGACTTCATCGTTTATGTGAATGTCCTTTGTTTCTTTTGGTTTTCCGTACCTGTAACCCATATATAAATTCAAAGCTCTCATATCTCCTTCATTAATCAATTCTTTAAGTTTCTTAAGCACTTCTTCTTTATCTATAATGTTATCTAGCTTTTCTATTAACTCTTTCTCTTGAGCTTTAGGTTTGCGTCCTGCACGTCCTTTAGTTGAGTGTCCACCATTGTTTTTTCTACCATCCATAGAATTAATAAAATATTAATTAATTAATCTTTTGTATATCTATATATCGAAAAATAAATTAATTTTTAGTCAGCTTCTTCTAATTCTTTTTTTGCCATAGCATCTATTAATAATGCTAGTTCGTCTACGTCTTGATTTGATATGTAGTTTAATTTTAGTTTTATAAGCTCTCGTTTCTCTTGGTTGTCGTATCCGTTTATATCGTCACTTATAATGTTTAGCCACTCTAAAAGCTCAGGAGAATATTTTTTAAATATTTTAAAATTCTTTATACTGTGTATAATTGTGGCGTGATTTTGTACTTTCCCATTTAATGCGTAGAAGTCTCTTATTTGATATAGTGTCATTTTTTCGTATCGCTTCAATATAAAGTTTAATAATGATCGTGCCTCTACATATTTTATTTTTCTAGTGTTTTCAAATAAATTAATTCCTGCAAGCGAGTTAATTCTGTTTGCTATTTTGTTTGCTCTATTTTTCATAATGTTCCTGTAATTACATAATCGTCTAGGTCTGCACCATTGACAAAAAAGGTTTCGTATATGTCTACTGCTTTTTTAGTTAGCTCTTCTCCGTCTTTATAAAACTCCTCGCTACATTCAAATATGCCTATGTCCAGACTTCCCTTGTCTACTACTAGAAATTTAAACTGGTCATATGATACATTAAAGAGCTGACAATAAATATAACATTGTACTGAATATAAATATTTCTTTGCTGAATGATAAAAGTTTTTTATACCGCCACTTGTTGTTTTAAGATCAACAATTCCTTTCTTGCTTAATACATCGGCCTTACCTCTAAACGGGTATCCGTATATGTCTCCTATTGCAGGTACTTCAAACTCGCAGTTTGTTATTAATTGCATCGCTTGTTCGTTCCTGAATATTGTGTCGGCTATTTTCTCTGCGTTTTCTTTTTCTACTCTTGTAAATACTTGGCCGTGTTTAGCCACTGCTTCTTTATATGTCTTTGTATTTTTACTTGCTACATCTACAAAGATTTGTTCCTGAAACTTTTTAGGTTCTAATATAGCTAAGTGTACTAATGATCCGTCTCGCAACGCTTGTGTTTCTGGACTTCCATACTCACTAACATAAGCATATTTTTTAGGACTGTCTAATAATAGTTTTAAAGAGCTACTACTTAATGCTAGTTTTCCTAAAACATTGTAATAATAGTTGTCATCATACATCTGTTTAAGAATGTAGTCTTTTTTAAATTCCTTTTGGTTTAAT